AGTATTTGCAAAAGTTAAAGGTACTACGTTTGACGAGGCACTTATTACCGCTTGTGCTTGAGCCGTTTTTATCATCAATTCCGTACCTGTTGCAAGAGTAGCATCTGGTAGCGTCAATGTTGTTGTACCTCCTGTATTATTTACTATTATCCAGCAATTCGATGTTTGAATAGTTGTATTTCCAGTTATAGTAGCTATAGGTCTTTGTATAGCTTTACTAAAACCGACCTTATCAGTAAATGTTTTATCGCCACCAAAAGATTGAGTAGTGGCAGTTACTATACCCCTTTGTGATGATCCAGCTTCTTGTATATTTAAAACACCGCTTGATAACGAAAATACACTATTTAGACCTATTTCACCTATTGTATTGCTTGAGTTTACTCCAAGTATATTAGTTAATGATGATTGTGCTGACATTGTACCGATAGTTGCTCCTCCTGTTAATGTGCTTAACCCTGTCACATTTAAATCACTATTTGCATTCACAATTCCATTAAAGGTTTTATCACCTCCAAATGTTTGAGTAGTTGCACTAACTACACCTGTAGTCGATACTCCAGCGTTAGCTATTGTAATATTAGGAGTTGCACCTCCACTTGATATAATAGGTAAAGTTCCTGTAACACTTGTTACCGTTCCATTGCCATTTCCAGTACCTGCACCAATGGCAGTTCTAAAACTTGCTGCATCTAAAGAACTAACAGTGTTATCAGCGTTGAACCTTGGGAATGTTATTGAAGAAGGATTGGTTAAAGTAAACATACTTTGACCAATAGTTGTACCTCCCAAATCACTTCGCATACCATCCGCTGCTCTTTGGCTTACGGTGTTATCAGCATTGTATCTAAGAAATGAAATAGATCCAATGTCAGACAATGTAAATACATTAGCACCTCTTACTGTTGCTCCTAAATCTGAACGCAATTCACTACTTGTAAGCATAGTGACTGTATTATCTAAATTAAATCTTGCGTACTTATTACTTCCAGAATTTGTTAAAGTAAATATAAATTGCCCCATTACCGTTCCGCCCAAATTAGTTCTTGCTCCATTTGCTGTACTTGACCCTGTGCCACCATTTAACAAGGGTAAAATTCCTGTGACTCCTGTTGATAAAGGAAGTCCTGTTGTATTAGTTAAAACACCACTTAAAGGAGTGCCTAATGCTTTGTTGGAACGATAGTAATTTGTCAACATACTTGCCGTGTCACTGACCAACAAGGCAGCAGTTGTGTCGCGCCATAATTTTTCATTAAGTTTATAGTAAAGAGAGGCATTATTTAAAGGATTATTAATTCTAACATCGTGTAATTCGTCTAATTCTTGACCATTACGAATTTTAACAAATAATTCCCCAGAGCCAGGATTACTTTTAACGCAAACACCAATATATACCGTGTGTTGTGGTGCTTGAGGTTTTGTTGATGTTAATCCACCAGCCACCGTTGGCGAAAGATACACGGCTGAATCCTCAACTAAAGCACTTGTATTTATTCCAGTAATTAAACCCTCAGTTATAACAAATCCGCTTTGATTATTTGCTATGCTTTCAGCTACTATGCCAAAGGTGTTAGCCGAAAAGGCATCAGTAATACCTAATGCTTTCGCAACGGTTATACGGTTACCTTGACTTCCCGACAAATAAACCGCCGTACCTTTTGTTAATGTTGCGCCCGTGCGATTGTTAACCCTTTGGTGTAGCTGCTGACCTATTACATTAGTTACATTGCCACCTTTTAATCCTTGAATCAAAGAGCCTTGAGTATCATTATATTCAACTTCACCAACTCCAACGGTGCCATCCTTTGCCGTGTTAAAGGTAATGGAGTCAAAGGGCATAGTAACACCGTTTATTATTACCGTGTCCGAATTATTAAACTTCCATCCTCCTTTAGTCTTAATATAGCTAAATAAGACATTGTTAACTGTGTCAAATAAATGATAAGCATTATTTATAGTTGAAGGTTTTAAAGCCGTCGTATCGCTCGCGCGACCTCGAAAAGTCAACCCATCGCCACTGGTCTGATATCCTAATCGTTGCTTATTGCCTGTGGATGGGTACTGGGCAAAGGCAAATGATGAAGCCAAAATAACAATGGCAATCATAAGACCTTGTCGTTTATTCCCTACTTTGTTTATGACCTTTTTCCCGACGCCAAGAAGAAGGTCTCGAAATAATGTTAAGGCTACTTCGCCCAAGGCTTTTAAAAACTTTCTTTCTTTTTTTGGTGCTTTAATTTCTTCCATTAGTTTATATTTATTGCAAATACAATGTAATTAGAACCATCGTAATGACTATTTGAATCAATAGTAATAGTGGCAGGTGCCGTTATTACGTATTGAGATTCTATTAATTTTTGCCCATTTTGATACACGTGAATAGATGCAGCCAAATTGGTTTTAGGTAAAATACCTCCGTTCTGTGTCCAAGTTAAAATGGCAGATGTGGTATTTAAAAATTCTTGATTGAAAATTGAAACGACTGAACCTGTAACGGTAACATTGTTTATAGTTTCTGTGACATTGTTATTTACCACTCCTCCGCTGCCTGCGTTATTAGCAACTTCGGCAAAATCTCGAGGTTTCGATAATACAGTTCTTTCAGTATAGTTAGGCATCTAATTCAATTTTAAAGTAATCACCCTGCCAAATCTCTGTTTTTAAATCAAAAGACCCTCTTTCAAAAACATAATACCCGGAAGAATATTTTATTACTTTATGAGGAAGATAAGGCTTATCAACTATCAAATTTTGAAATGGCATATCTACCATGCGTAACTTTGGTGTAAGTTGTCCGCGTATAACTTCATTTACTAACAACTGAGTGACATTATTAAAGCCTTGAGCGCTGCCAACATCCCAACTACTACTATTTTGATAGGTGCCAGATTCAAGAACTTTTAACCCTCCGTCGGTTGTTTTACTAGGCCCGTCACCTATATATGTATCTAGGCTAAAAACTGTAGAAGATTTATCGTCGTTATCAGAGCCATATTCTAATATATCACTTTGTCCTGTGGTTGCTCCCGATGGTAAAAATTCAAGGTAATTGCTGCTTAGTAAATAAGATATGGCAAAGTTTGAAATAATATTAATTCCCGCTTCGTTTCGCATTTCTTTTAATCTCATTTCCCAAATGTACTCAGCAGTATCCGGAATATTTAACGTGTCAAAAGTTATAGTTTTGTAAGCAACAAAAGCGGCATCATTATTTATAGTTTCTGTGTTAAATTCAAATTCACTAAATGTACTTTCCCAACTGGCAGGTTCTAATTGAAAATTAAATCCGCTCGTATAATTTACATTTCTCTTTAAATATTTATTTTCTTGTTTTACCTCTAAAGATTTTATTTTGCCTGTAAAACGTGGGGATGAAACGCTATCAAATTTTAAAGTATCTGTATTTGTCGCAATAATCACATATTCGTAATCTCCACTTTCTGTAATTGTTTTTGTTACTCCTCCTAACCTTAATCTTAACGCCCCAGTATTGTCTATATCAACTTTAATTTTTACATAATACTTTCTACCATTCACTACACTAAATGTAGTATAAAATGCTTCTGTTGTGATTAAAACACCGCTTAGTATTTTATTATCAATTAACCATCCGCTGCCCAATGTCCAGTTGGCACTTTCAAAACCTTGTAATGGAAAACTATTAATTATGGATGCAACCTTTACGGCAAAAACAAATTGAAAAGGTTGAAAATTAACAGGGTTTAAGGCTTGAGCATAAAAGCCTAAAATACCTGTGTATGATAATCTTGCATCTGCATTAGTTGAATCTAAAGTTGGTGTAATAGTTGTTATTGGTGTCACGTTAGTAGCGTAATTGTATTCGACACCAGCTAGTAAGTTTTGTTTTGCAAAATGATTATACCTTATTACCACGTTTTTTAAAGCAGGGTAATAAGTCCATTTACCACCGCTTAATCGTAATAAATCACTAGTAGGTAAATTATTTTGAATGTTAGATATGGTGAAATCTTCGGTAAATGTGCCTACGCTTTGAACTCCAAAACCACTATATTTAAAATACTTATGAGATTCAGGACTTCTTGAGTATTCATTGACTTGAATAAACCAATATTGATTGCCCGAAAATATTAATCTAGCTCCAAACGTTTGACAAATCTTTTTTAAGACATCATAGCAACTTTGATAAATGTAATTAGCTTTTGTGTCTTTATGGTAAAATGCTCGATGCTGAATAACTGATAATAGCGCGTAATCACTTGCAGCATTGTAAGCGGTTGTGTTTTCATGCCAATTAAAAACCGTATGTAATACCGGTAAACTATTTGCTACTAAATTTTCTTGTACAAAATCTAATTGATTAAGGCAATTTAAAATATGTTGTACTACGGTGTCTTGACCATTGTACGGCCCGACCGCGCTCTTGTAATCCAATGTTTTTAACCAGCCTAATCCATCAATGGCAGATATTTGAGCCTGATAACCTAATGACAATGGCACGTCTTCAAACTCTACTAAATCTGTAACTATATAACCATACCACCTAAATGAAATAGTAGTATTGTCATCTTCATAGGCTGTGAGCTGCATTGTAAATCTACCCTCAATAGCTAATCCAATATCAAGTAATAAAGTTTGTAAATCATTGCTATTTATCAGTAATGACAATGAACAACGAGAGCCAATAATAGGTGTAAATCTTTCTTGACCTTGTTGGCTTTCGCTATCGTATTGAATGCCTAAAGAAAGCGTATCAAACGTACCTACAGATCCAGTATAATTAGCATCCTTAATAGACACGGTTATCTTTCTGCTCTTCTCATTATATACCGTCGTTTGATACCTTACTGCCATTATTGTATTCGACTTAATCCCTTTTGAGATCGATTTAACAATATAATCAAATCATTTCCGCTAATCCTTGTTTCTAAACTTCCACCTATTCCCATGTCACCCATCATTGATTTTAATTTTGATAAAGGTGCAATTACTTCCGGGTCAACTCTTGCATTTCGGTTATCTCCTACGGTTGCCATAGTTGGGCCGTATGCTAATCCTCCTTCTGCTAACTTTGGAGCGGATAAACTATTTTTAACTAAAGTACCTAAAGCAACAAGAGCAATACCACCAGCAATAGCAATAGCAGGGTTTAATGATTTAAGAGCCGTTTTAATACCTAAAGCTGCAATACCTACTTGTATGGCTAATTTACCAAAACTTATAACTGCTTCCGCAACTGGAAGTAAAAATGATTTTACATTAAAACCTGCACCTGATAATGCATTGGCTAATTGTTCGCCTAATCCTATCGCTAAATCATTTAAAGCGCCTTCTATTATATTTTTTAAACCTATGTTTAAATCCTCTAATCCTTTTTTTAATCTAGTTATGTTATCGTCAGTAACTTGTATGGCTTTTCCAGCAGCTTCTTGAGCTTTAGTAAATGCATCTGTTTCCTCTTTTGCTCTTTGTGTTTCAACTGTAACACTTCTTAACTGTTCAGGCAATTTACCAATTGTAGGTAATAAATTTGTAGGTGATAATGTTTCATTTTTAGGTTGTGTTTGTACTGTACCACCGCCACCTCCGCCTATTGTAGTTACAGATTCCGTCGCATCTGTTGGTACTATATTACCTCCTCCTGTTGTTGGTTTGGCCGTTGCGGTAAATAAACTTTTAAATTTACCTTTAAGACTATCAACTGTTTCCCCTATTGTTTTAAATTCTGCAGCTACTATTCTTTGTTCTTCTTGGTATTTAGTCATACCAGACAAATCAAATAAATCTAAACCTAAAGCCTTTTGTAAACTATCTAATTTTCCTAATACAAAAGTAACTCCTTGCATAACGGAGTTCTTAATATTTATCCAAATGTTTTTAAAATTGTCGCTAAATGCCTTCCAGTTATCGTAAACGTACAAAGCAATAGCACCAACGGCAGCAATGGCAGTTACAACAGCTAGAATAACAGGATTAGCAAGAATAGAAGCAAAAGCCGTAGATATTGCACTACTCATTAATAAAATTGTAGTTCTTATTAATCGTATAGTTCCAGCAAGCGCCCCGAAAGTTGTAATTAATTTACCAACTATAAATATTGCGGGCCCGATAGCAGCTACAATTAAAGCAGTTTTTACAATAAATTCCTGAGTGGCAGGATTAAGACCTTTAAAACCTTCTACCAAGTAGTTTATCTTTTCGGATAAAGCCGTAAATACTGCTTCTAAATTCAAACTGTTATTTATAGCTTTCCCAAGTTCCGCTAAACTATTTGTAACGTTATCTTTTAAGTTGTCAAAAGCATTGCCCAAACCTCCGTTGGCACGTTCTAATTTACTTAAAGCCGAAACCGATCTCGTTATAAATTCTTCACTATTTACACCTATTGCCCTTATACCTTCAGCTGTAACGGTGCCAAATTCCTCTTTCATTACACGCGCAAACTCTGGCAGCCTTTCTTTTATCTGATTAAGATCTTCTTGAGTAACCTTACCAACCGCGCTTATCTGACTTAAAGCTAATGTAACTCCATTAAATTGTTCTGCTCCTCCTCCTGCCCTTGCAACTGCATTACCAAATTGTGTAATAGTTTCTCTTGCAGCGTCAGCACTCATTCCTACACTTTGCAATGAAGCCGAAGCCTTAACAACTTCTGGTAAAGCAAGACCAGGATTCTCAGCAACCTTTCGTAATTTTTCTAATTCAACTGCAGCTCCTTCACTACTACCCATAATGGCAATTAAACCATTTTGCAGTTTTTCCATATCCGCAAAAGATTTTAAAGCAGCAGCACCAACTCCTATAATAGGTAATGTTAATGACTGGGTCAAAGTTGAACCAAGATTAGACATATTTTGTCCAAATCTAGTCATAGATTTTTCTACCTTACCTAACTCTTTATCGAGATTAGTAGTATCAATCCCCAGCTTTAAAAGTAGTTTACCTATTGCCATTTATGCTTCTTTATCCCATTTGTCAAATATTGACTTGTCATTATTTGTCAAACTTCTTTTAGTTTCTTTTTTAGTAGGATTCTCCCACGGGAACTCAATTAAATCTTTTGGCTTTAAACTCTTCCCTTTTGCCGTATGAACATTTAGTAAAAGTGTTGTTTGCCATCTTAATCGTTCCCAATGTGTTTGTTCCTGTTGTTCATAGTGATTGTTATAACCTTGCATAGCCATAACAACCTCTTTAAAACTCATTTCATTGTATTGCGAAGGTGGGAATCTTAAAACTCCGAAACAAAATCGCTCGATGTATTCAAGAGTGAGCTCTCCGCCTTCGCCACTACGTTTTTTTCGCTTTCATCTTCTGGAGGTGAAATCTCGTTTGAAATCATTTCCATTATACGCGTTATACCACCCATATCAGTATCGACTAAATCGCAAAAAGATTGTAAATCGTATGGACATTTTTCTCCTTTAGCTTTATATCCTTGTTGTACGCCTGCAAAGGCTAATTCAAGTGCTAAAAGAAGATCTTCTCCTAAAAGGGAAAGGTCACTAAGTTTTAGCTTCCTCTCCCTTAGAAATGTACCTAACACATACATACCAAATTTAATCGGTATGGATGTGTTGGCAATGGTTATTGTTTTCATGTGTTAGGATTTTAAATTATGCTTTAGTTGTTTTCACGATTGCGCCCGTA